CGCTGCATTTAGAAGCGTTGTAGTTGCTCACAACTTAAACCAATACTTCACTGGTGCGGTAACGTGGAACTAATAGGAGCATATTATGGCAATATCACGAGCACAGCTAGTTAAAGAACTAGAACCAGGCCTAAATGCTTTATTTGGGCTGGAGTACAATCGGTATGACAATGAGTCTGCCGAAATATACGTTACAGAATCAAGTGACAGGGCTTTTGAAGAAGAAGTCATGTTATCAGGATTCGCTAACGCTGATGTAAAAGCAGAAGGTCAAGGCGTATCATACGATGAAGCGCAAGAGACTTACACTGCACGTTACACAATGGAAACAATTGCATTAGCTTTTGCAATTACAGAAGAAGCAATAGAGGACAACCTTTATGACAGACTTTCTTCTAGATACACAAAAGCTTTAGCAAGATCCATGAGCAATGCTAAGCAAGTTAAAGCTGCAGCACCTTTGAACAACGGTTTACCAAGTGTAACAACTGGTAAATTTACTTCAGGGGATGGAGCAAACTTATTCTCTACTTCTCACAGCACAATTGCTGGGAATGTAAAGAACACGCTTACAACTCAAGCTGACTTAAACGAAACTTCGTTAGAGCAGTCGATGATTGATATCGCGGCTATGACTGACGAGAGAGGTTTAAGAATTGCAGCTAAAGGAGTGAAAATGATCGTTCCTTCTGCAAATCAGTTCAATGCTGAGAGATTGATGAAATCTCAAGGTAGAACTCAGACAGCTGATAATGATATCAATGCGATCAACTCAATGGGTATGATTCCGCAAGGATACAGAGTAAATCACTTCTTAACTGACGCTGATTCATTCTACATTATCACGGATGTTCCAAACGGTATGAAACACTTTGAAAGAACTCCATTGACAACTTCAATGGAAGGTGATTTCGATACTGGTAACGTTAGATACAAAGCTAGAGAAAGATACGTTTATGGCGTGTCTGACTTTAGAGGTATCTTCGGCGTTGAAGGAGCGTAATCTAAAAGACTTTATGGGGCCGCCTCAAAACGGCCCCATTTATAAGACAAACTGGTGAGATACATGAAAAAATTTAGAGTCCAAATATTCGCTTATCAATTACACGCAGATTTTATTATAGAATCTTTGGATGGCCCATTAGATATAGAAAACGCTATCATTGACAAACTAGGACAAAATGATATAAAATGGGAACATCTTGGAGAAATGAATGATCCAAGAGTAAATAGAATAACCTATGAGGAGGTTATAGAAGATGGAACAACATCTGCAGGACCTTTACACAAAGAAGAAAGGTCTGGACCTAGAATGGGAGCAGGATCATCTTAAAGAGGGTAGATATACTCTCAA